AACCAAATCCTGGGCGCCGCCGGTTGTGGTTGTTGAACAACCGGACAACCATGCGACAACACCAACAGCAATTACCACCACAACCAGGCAATTCCAAGCGCGTTTGTAAAGCGTTGGTTTTGGGTAGTAAGGGCCGTCAACATCAATTCGAATCATTTTTTTCATTGCAGTAACTTTCAAAATGGTGCGGGTGGCAAGTTGTCCCGCCGTTGGTTTTGGTAATCGCGTTCTTGCTTACGCGACCAGGGGATTGGCCCCCCTGGCGGTGGAAATGGCCAGTTAGACATTGGCAATTTTTTTGGCGTAGTTGATGGCCTGGGCAAGCATGGCCACAGGATAAATTTTGGTGGCCACGACCATTTCGGCGTCGGTGTCCAACAGCGTGACGGCATAACCTTTTTTGACCTTGGTTACCAGGGAGGCAATGCCAAAATCAAGGTTGATAAATGTCGCAATTTGGTTTGCGGGTGTGATGGTTGAATTCATTTCAATTTCCTTTTTAAAAGACCCGTTAGGGCATGATGTGATTTTAAGCCAACTTAACTGGCGGCGTCAACACTTTATGCAAATATTCTTGCAAAACTTTCACGAACCGCGATGGCTTCACGCAATTCGGCCAGGCTGGCGCGTTCCAGGTAAATGCCGCTGACGGTGGCGGCATAGAACACGCGGCCGCCGCGGTGTACCCTGGTGATTCGGACTGTCATTTCGTTCCCCTTAAAAGATGGCCATTGCAAGCCAAATCAAAACATAGATGGCCGGTGCTGCCACCAGCGCCATCCCCAAAACTTCCCAATCGGTTGGTTCGCGGTTCATGGCGCCCCCCTTATGCAGCCTTGCGGCCGACAGCATTCCAACCGTAACCGTCATCACCCAGGAAGCCGACGCGGGCCAATGTGGCGCTTTTGTTGGTATCGCAAAGGCTGATTTCCTCAACCTTGGCCATGATTTGGCGGTTGGTTTCGTAATCGAGCCGGTCAACAATGTAGGCGCTGTCGTAACCTTCGGTAATGGCGGGCATTGCGTAACCGTAGTATTTGCAAGCCGCTTCGACCGCACCTTCCAAAAATGCTTTTGTAAATTTGCGATTCACAAAAATGAAGTCAGCGCCAAACCGAACTTCGTTGCCGTCCAGGCTGCCGTAGTTGCTGCCTTTGTAATCCGTCATGCCGTCGAAATAGGCGCCTTCAAACATACTGGCCACTTCTTTGACTTGTTTGTAAGTTGGGCCGTTTTCGTAGCAAATGTTGATGCTGGCGCCGCCGGAATAAACGCTGGATTTGACGCTGAACTTCACACCAGGGAATGATTCTTTTAGAGCAGACCGAACCAGTTTGGCAGTTTCGGCGCAGGAGAGATATTGCTTGGACATTTTGCTTTCCTTTAAAAGACCCGTTGGGGATTAATTTAATTGTAAGCCAACTTTACATTGGCTGTTAAATTTATTTTTTTGTTGCACACTCATTGCAATCACAAGTTACTACTTCCGATTTAATTGACTCACGCATTTCTTTCATAGTGTCGTATCCACGGCAATGTACTACTTCATCAGAGAACCTAAAGCCGTAAGGCAAATACAACATATAACCATCTTCAGTTTTGTCTACATCGGTTTTTAAATTTAATTTGTATTTCATACTTTTTCCTTTAAAGACCCGTTAGGGCGTTATCAATCACAACAATTCCAATGTAAGCCAGCTTTACAAGAAATGCAACATTTATTTAAAATTATTTAAAACTGTTGCAAAAATGCGAAAGTGGGCTTACCATGCGAGCATGACAAAAGCACAAGCAATTGAAAAAGCCGGCACGGCCATGGCACTTGCCAAGCTGTTAGGCATTAAGCGCCAGGCAATAAGCCAATGGGGCGACCATCTGCCGACTGCACGTTACTGGCAGCTGAAGGTGCTGCGGCCGGAATGGTTTACAAACCTGTAGTTGTTCGTTATGATTTATATATCCCTTGGCGGGGAATCATTGGACAAGCCTTAGTTAGCGTCCTGCTTGTGTCCACAAGTCCGCCAACACCTTAAAACGGTGAGGATGCTAACTAAGGCTTTTTTTTGGGCTTTTAATATGCAGATAAAAAATTGGTCAAAGTTTCAACACTTTAAAGACCGTAAACCGCCCTGGGTGAAGTTGTACAGGGAACTATTGGATGACATCGAATGGCACCTTTTAGACCCAAAGGCCGCTAAAGTTTTGACTATGCTGTGGTTGATAGCAAGCGAATTTGATGGCGAATTGCCGGACATAAAGACGCTGGCATTTCGTTTGAGATTGTCTGAAACAGAAACAAAAACAGCGGTTTCTAAGCTATCTCATTGGCTGATACAAGACGATATCAAAACGATATCAGAACGATATCAAAGTGATAGTCTAGAGACAGAGACAGAGACAGAGACAGAGAGAGAGAGAGAGGTCAGCAAACCGATTTCTGCGAAATCTCAATCCACCAGATTGAATCCTGATTGGCAATTACCAGACGATTGGGCAATATGGGCTAAAGAGAATCGGCCAGAATTAAATTTAAATCAAATTGCCGACGGATTTAAGGATTATTGGATTGCCCAACCAGGTGCCAAAGGACGCAAGGCCGATTGGTTTGCAACTTGGCGCAACTGGATACGGACCCAAAAATTAAGCAAGCAGGACAAGGTTTACGAATCGCCCTGGCAAAAGGCGGCGCGTTTACGCATGGCTGAGTTTGCACCAGGCGTCGCAGCTAAAGACCCAAATGCCGCCGCCATCATAGACATGGAGTTTTTTAACAAACCACAGGAGATAAAAAATGGCACTTCCAACAGCAGCGATTGATCGCTTGTTTGACCGGCTGGCAATGTCATACGGGACGGAGTTTACAAACAAGTGGGGAACCCTGGGGAGTGCCGAGGTTAAATCTCATTGGGCGCACGAACTTGGCATTTTTGTTGACAATCTTCAAGCTATTGGCTGGGCGTTGAAAAACTTACCGGACCGCTGCCCGAACTTGATCGAGTTCAAAAGCCTATGTCGCCAGGCGCCGCGGCCGGATATGAAGGCATTGCCACCACCAAGGGCTAACCCTGAAATTGTAGATAAGGAATTGGCAAAAATTGTTCAGAAATTGGCAAAGCCGCAAACCGACAATGTTGACCATAAGCGTTGGGCCAAGAAGTTGCAGCAGCGCCACGAAAATGGCGAAAATCTTTCAATGTTTCAAATCAAATGCTACAGGGACGCATTGGAATTAAACACATAAGCGAGGGATAAAAAATGAATGAAGACGAAGCCTGGGACGAAATTGAACGTAGGCAATTAAGACAAAAGCCCAAACCAGTAATTGATTACAGCGAATCAATGATCAAATTAACGGCATTAACTTTGCAATATCGCAAATTGGTCTATAAACAAAATTACGATTTAGCAATAAATTGTGCGGTAGAAATGCAGTTTATGGCGATACAACTACAAGAATGGGCGGAAAAAAAAGAATGGACGAAAAAACAAAATGAGCCATGAATTATTAAAACAAGTTGCTGAAATCACAAACAAAAAAACTACAAAGCTATCGGCTACTGAAGTTTTTGAGTTGCAATTGTGCGCCTGTGTCTTAGATTTTATAAATGACGTTGGTAGCGTGGACGAATTAAAACAAAAAGTGCAAGATTTTATCGACAAAAAACAGGTAAAAAATGCGACGAGCCGCCAGGACTGACGAAAACCAAGAGCAAATTGTAAAGGCCTTGCGGGCCGTAGGCGCATCGGTCCAAAGCCTGGCGGCCGTGGGCCATGGTGTGCCGGACTTGTTGGTAGGTTACGAGGGGAAAAATATTTTGATTGAAATTAAAGATGGCAATAAAACGCCCTCTAAGCGCAAATTGACCGATGACCAAATGAAGTGGCACGAAAGCTGGAACGGGGGCGCTGTGGCCGTTGTAGACAGCGTAGACGCCGCTTGGGCAGCGTTAGGCATAATGAGGGGTAACGCATGAACGAAAAACGCATTGATCCTGAGCAATCAGCCGAAGACATACGGAACAAAGCCCCAGCTTTTGGTGAAGCTAAAGCGCAAAGGGTATTTTTGGAAGAATTCAGGCGTAGCAAAAAAGCCATGTTGATGAAAGATTGCTACACCATGGGGGTTGAGGCTGCCAACGCTCAAGAGCGCGAAGCACTAGCCGACCCAGAGTACGTCCAGCTGCTGAAGGGTTTGGCGGCCGCGGTCGAAAAAGAGGAAACTCTTAAATGGGAAATAGAGGCCGCCAGGCTAGAAATTGAAATTTGGCGAACCCGACAAGCAACTGCGCGAGTGGTCAACAGGTCGCACGAATGATTCTCAAGCACAAATACGTGCGAAGCAAAAAGCTATTGCGTCTGGTGGCCGGTCTGGATTGCCAGCTGTGCGGCAGCAGCCAATG